GACTTTGACAGAAGGTTGTTTGCTTCAGCTTCGGACTGAGCTTGCAAGACGACGCATCGGGCTTGACCTTCAGCTTTGGCGATCTGTTTCTTGGCTTCAGCTTCGGCTTCTCTTATCTCGTATAGCTGAGAATCATGCCGGTAAGCTTGCGATGTTGAGAGTTACCTACAAGAATTTGTGTAATCGTATGGAGGCTGCTAATGGATGACTTTCATAAGTGCGGTAAATGCCTTCCTGAAGATCATGAAGATTGGGCCTGTCGATGTGAAGACAGAAACATAAGAGTTGCTAAAGAAAGAAGAAAAAGAGGAATAACGTGGATAAAAAAATCAACAAGATCAAGCGAGAGTCTGAAAAAGTAACCAAAGATGTTAAGTCTTTAAAAAAAGCAGACAAGAAACAAGATAAAGTTGTGGCTAAAGCTAAAAAGATTGTTGCGAAGAAAGCTGCAAAAAAGAAATAGTCCTATAGTGGTCAGATCTTTCTATTGGGTAAAAGCCAATGGACGTACGATGGATTTGATTTGGGGCCGCTGATGATCACAGTGAGCCCCTGTTTTAACTTGGAGGAAGCATGAAATACGCTATGATGACAACTGAAGTCATGGAAAAGATGGCTAATTGTTTCGCGTCTCCTGAGGATCTTTTGTTTTTCTGTAAGGCTTTTCACGATCTTTCTACCGAGATTGTTTTTTTGAATAAACTGGTTGATCATTTACCTGGATATTCTGAGCCTGCTATTCGTCTTAAGTGTATTGCGATGATCACTATATTTTTTAGAGAGAATGTTGAGGTCATGCGAGAACTAATCAACGTTTGTGAAGTTAAGTCTCTTTCTGAAGAGCAAGTTATCAAGATGTCTGAAAAGCTTCGTAAAAGGCTCCTCGATCTGGATGAGGAAAACGAAAGCGAAGTTTCTTAATTATTATCATGTGAATTAATGCCTGCGATCACTATTCCCTACGGATACGAACCTAGACACTATCAAGAAAATATTTTAAAAGCTTTAGATGACGGTGTCCGAAACGCTGTGTGGATAGTCCATCGGCGGGGTGGGAAGGATACGACCATGTGGAATTACATGATAAAGCGGGCGTATCTTGAACCGGGGCAATACTTTTACTTTCTCCCGACGTTTGCTCAAGCTAAGAAGGTTATTTGGGATGGTATGACCAATGACGGGAAGCGTATGTTGGACTATATTCCCAAGGAAATTATTGTAGGTAATCCCAACAACACAGAGATGAAAATATGGATTAAAGGAGCACATGGAGAATCGCTTATTCAGCTCATAGGAGGGGACTCTTATGACAACGTAATGGGCACCAATCCTCGAGGTGTAGTCTTCAGTGAGTGGCCTTTGATGGACCCGATGTCGTATGAGTACATCAAACCTATTCTTGCAGCTAACGGCGGCTGGGCAGCGTTCGTGTACACGCCAAGGGGTAAAGGCAATCACGGGTGGGACTTGGCTGAGATTGCGCGGAAGAATCCTGATGAGTGGTTCTATGAGCTGTTGACGGTTAAGACTACAGGAGTGCTTTCTGAAGAGCAGATTGAGGCAGAGCGTAGAAAGGGGATGCCAGAGGACTTGATTCAGCAAGAGTTTTACTGTAACTTTGATCGAGGACAGGAGGGTTCCTACTATGGCCGTCACATGGATGAAGTGCGAAAGAAAGGCCAGATTTGTCATGTGGCTTACGATCCTTCTGTGCCTGTCAGGACATACTGGGATCTTGGAATTGGTGACTCTACTGCGATTTGGTTTGCTCAATTCATAGGCAAAGAAATTCATCTGATTAACTATTATGAAAATTCTGGTGAAGGGTTATCTCACTATGTCCGAATTTTAGATGATTATCGCAGAGAAACTGGATGTGTATACGACCTTGCTGTTGCTCCACATGACATTCAAGCTCGGGAGTTGACAACAGGCACGACAAGACTTGAAACAGCTCGTCGGTTAGGTTTGAACTTCCGTGTTGCGCCAAAATTGAGCTTAGAGTCTGGGATAGAAGCTGTGCGTATGATTCTCTCAAGGTGCTGGTTTGATGAAAAGCGATGCGAACACGGCCTGAAGTGTTTGGAGAACTACCGCAAGTCTTACAATGAGAAGTTCCGGGTTTATAGTGATCGCCCGGTACATGACAGTACGAGCCACGGTTCTGACGCGTTTCGTTATCTTGCGACAACGGAGTCGAGCTTTCGTCCTGATCGTGGTGTTGATGATAGTGATTATCAGAAGATGATGGGGTTATGGGGTCCCAAGGGTTAGAGTATCGATAAGGATCTACAACGTGAAATTTACCAGCCATGCCTGGGGTTTCTCTAGGGTCATATTCTGGTGGGGGATTAAGTTTAGCTTCAATGTTTCCAATTTTAATTCTTAAATCCCGAATCATTTCAAAAAGGTCTGAAATTAATGTAGCATTGATATCTTCTTTTTTTGGTAATTTAGAGGGCTTCATCGATTTTTCCTCAAGTTATAATGCGGACAACTTAACTGAACTCTGAATTTCTGAAAAGTTTTAATTACTGAAGGCCATTATTACTCGGACATCTCTACATTCAAGGCCTGTCAGTCCTGTAGAATCTTGAGTGCATATTCGTGGTAAAACATCTCGGCAAAAGATGTGGAAATATGTGTCCTGAAGGTTATGTCTTTTCCAAGGAGCATTGAGAATTTCATCGAGATAGGCATAAGTGTGTGAAAACATGTCGGTATTGTCTCGAAGGAAGGTGTCACTACAATCATCAGGTATACCTCGATCGTCAAAAAGTCCATCATGACTTCCTTTTACTGATGCTAAAAAACCAAACAATTCGTAGTTTCGATCGTTAGGAATTAAGTAGTCTTCGATCGGGATTTCTTTCCATCCGTCTTTTTCTTTTCTTTCGAAGTGCAGGTGAATATCGCAGCCCATAGTACCTACTTGATTGGAATGAAGGGGACAGCACCCCCGGTTACGTGCGGAAGATTTCCGTCCCACTTTTGGACAGCTTGCCATTGAATCAGCTCTGGCGTGATCGACTTTGACAGAAGGTTGTTTGCTTCAGCTTCGGACTGAGCTTGCAAGACGACGCATCGGGCTTGACCTTCAGCTTTGGCGATCTGTTTCTTGGCTTCAGCTTCGGCTTCTCTTAACTCGTTCTCTCGTTGTTGAGCTCTTTGGTTGGCCTCTATCTTGGCATTCAAAGCAGTGATGACGTTCACAGGAAAGTGGAACCTGCCGATGAGGTAGATGCGACTTAACTCGATGCCTATAGGGGCTAAGTCTTCTCGGACATGGGATTCTACTTCTTCGAAGAAGGATGTTTTTCCAGAGTAAAGGTCTTCGATTTTAGTCCTACTAGCAGACTTGTTAATCGCGTCGCGAATGTAGTTGCGAATAAAAGTGTTAGTGATCTCATCCATACCCCTTCGATAACGTTGAAAGATAGCAGGAATAGCGTCAGGCCTAAGATGGTAAGTGATGCCAACGTCACCAGAAACAGCCATGCCTTCGCTAGTTTGGAAACTGAATCCTTCATTGTCTTCCCAGGTATCGTTTTGTTCGAAGATAGGGAATTGGTAGATACGTTTCCAGGGATTTATCCAGTGCATCCCTACATGCAGTTCTTTAGCTTCGACGCCTTTGTTGTCTCCGAGAAGGTCGACTACTACGCCGACATAGCCGGGAGAGATTGTCTTTAGGCATATAACGCAAACTAAAGCTAAGAGGGTTATAAATGCAAAAAAGGCAGCTAAAACAGGAAACAGTTTGTCAGTCATCACTTCTTTTCCTTAAGTAAGTCCACGAACATTTTGTAAAGTTGATCGATGCGGGTGGCATGAGCATCAAGTCTGCTTGTGATAGATTTAACATCTGCGCCAACAGCTTTAACGTCTGAGTCGAGTCGGCTTATCATCCAGTAAAACACTGTAGCAAATAAACCAAATAAAGTCACTTGTACACTGATGATTGTGATAGTTTGTGTCCAATCCATGTTACATTCCTAGAGTTCGTTTGTCTGTTTCATTGAAAGTCTCAATAATGATGTTTTCCGAAGCGAACATTCTACTACAAACTCTTTCTCCATAAATTTCTAATAATTCTTCTTTTTTAAAGTTGCTAGTTATTATTGTTGGTTTCATAGTATTATATCTATAATCAACAAATTCCAATAATACTCTATCTGCAAATGAATGGTCTTTAGTTATGCTCTGTGCGTCTCTAAAGGCAGCGCCAACGTCATCTAAAATCACAATATCATCATCTATAAGATATTGAAGTTCTGCTATATAATCTCCGTATCCTTCGCTAATGAATGCTCTTAGCTTTTTTTGAAGATTTTCTTCTTTATACACTCTATTGTGATTAAAAGTTCTAAGTATCCATTCTCCTAAAGCAGCTAAAAAAAATGTCTTACTCGTGCCTTTTCCTCCGAGCCAAATTAACATTTTCTGAGGATTTTTTATAAACCGGGCAATTTTTTCGGAAGTGGTACCATCGACTTCCAATCTGCTAAGGGAAACTTCGGGCCTGGCGTAACGCTCTCCGAAGTTTTTACGCTGCCATTCTCTAACGGCGTCTTCGAACTTTTTGTAGGGTTTGAATGTATCGTCTTGCATTTCTTACCTTTAAGTTTTAAGTTTTTAATTTTATTACGACACCTGATGTTTTCGATTGTTGATTCACAGAATCTTAGGAAGTTTCGCACAGGAGCGTCATATTTGGCAAGAATTTCGTAAAGCTCTTCGATTTCCGGTAGGGACCAATCCTTTCGCCACGACAAGCACTGGGCTATCAATTCCTCCTTGCTCAAGGCTATGTCTTCGCCTTCTATTGCCTTAATAAAGATTTTTTTGATCCCAGAAGGAGGGGCAACAGGCCCCGACTCTGGACAGACAGGTGGCGAAGCCGCAATAGGCGGCGGGTCCACACAGACAACTTCTTTATCTTGTTCTATATATATAGATGAGGGGATCGCATGTTTGCGTACCTTGCTTGCGCAAGGTTGCGCACCTTGGGTACGCATGGATGCGCATAATTCTTTATTTGAATTTTCTATTCGTTTAAACCAGTTTTCTTTGACAGTTCTTAAACGTCTATTCCTTCCGTCCGTCCCAACTTCTTCGATTAATCCCAATCTTTTAAGCCGGGTTATATACCGCGAAACCATGGATTCAGAAAGTTCCATCTTTTCGGCAAGATAAGAGTTTTTAGCGAAACAATAATCTGGTTCATCAGCTTCCAAAGAGTCGATCATGGAAAGTAGGAATTGTTCAGTTTTGGTTAAGCCGAGTTTAGTGAGTTCGACCGGTATCCAGTATCCAGTAAATCTTTGTTTTGGAATTGGCTCTTGATAAGGTTGTGTAGGATTAGACATAGGTTCTCCTTTTTTTTAGGTTTTTGTTGCCTAAAATCCAGGTGACCGTTATTATGAGAAGCATAAGGTTAAGATCTAGTTGGTCACTGGATTTTAGACAAGTAGCTCATCACTCCGCAAGGGGTGGTGGGCTTTGTTTTTTAATCTGTTCAACATATTCCCAATTTTATTTCTTGTCAAAAACTCTTTACGATAACGATAGCTCTTGCACGCTAATTCAAAAAAAGATTAACTAAGGTCAATATTATCAAGTATTTACTTTAGTGACTGGATGCCAACGGATTACGACATAGTATCTGACTTTACGCAAGACTATAATCGCGCATACATGTTGCTTAATACTTATTATGCCGAAGCTTATCGCGACGTCGGATTTTACCTTGGAAATCAATGGTCGCTTGAGCAAATGAAGTACTTGAATGAGGAACGACGCAATAGTTTCACATTCAACAAGTCCAGAAAGACTATAAACATGGTCTCAGGGTACTTGTCAGCCAATCAGATGCAAAGTGTTGTTGTGTCTCGCGAGAACAGCAATCCTGAAACTGCAGATCAACTTACAGACTTATTGCACACGCAAATGGCCCCTAAAGGCTACCGTGCGATGAATAAAGCTAAACACAACAGTCTTGTGTCTGGTGTGAGCTGGATTTCACCATGGATAGACTATCGTAGCGACTATGTGAACGGTCGCATTGAATTTCACTTAGACAATTGGAACGACGTAATCTGGGATCCATTCAGCACACGCATGGACTTGGAAGACTGTACTTTTGTGGCTCGTAGGAAGTACTTGAGCAAGGATGTTGTTAAGTCTCTTGTTCCTGGAAGTGAGCGTGAAGTCGATGCCATGGGTTACGGAAACAGAGATGAAAAATTTACATACGAACCTTACGCTCGGCAGTGGGGTCTCCAGGAGCTTTTAGCATATAATGAATATTGGAAGCAGCGATACAAAAAAGGCTGGATTCTTGTCGACAGGAATACAGGAGATCAAACTCCATGGAAAGGCGACAAAAAGCGCTTGGATATTTACAGACAGATGTTTCCGAATCTTGCCGTCATTGAAGGGTATTACAAAACCGTTGAGTACAATATTGTTGTCGAAAACCGTTTACTCTATAGCGGAGAAGATCCTTGGGGCATCGGCGAGTACCCCTTCGTGCCGTACTATTGCGTATTCGATCCATCCTATGACCTCTTTCAGTGGAAAATCCAGGGACTTCAAAGATTGTTGCGCGATAGTAATGAAGAATACAACATGCGAAAGTCCAAGCTCCTCGATATCATGGATTCCCAAATTGGTAGCGGGTGGAAGGCTAAGTCCGGGGCAGTATCAAATCCTAAGTCATTGTTCCAGACCGGACAAGGAAAGGTAATATTCTTCAATCCAGGCTTTGAGATTGGCGACGCAGAGAGAATTGATCCGCCATCTTTACCTGAGAGTTTGTTTAAGTTGCAGGAGTCTTTTGATGCAGACATTAAGGACTTTGTCGACTTAGGCGCACTTGGCAACGACCAGACAGACAGAATGAGTGCGATGTTGTTTAAGATGAAGACTAGCATGGCCATTATGCAGCTTGGTCCTATCATGGACAACTTTAGGGAAGCGGACTACTTGTTAAGCAAGAAAGTCTTGAAGATGATCCAGAAGTTTACGCCTGAGAAAGTGCAGAGGTTGATCAAGCAGGATCCAACGCCTGAGTTTCATAACAACAGCTTCTTGGAATACGACATCGACTTTACTGAGCTTCCGATGACAGATTACCAGAAACAGTCGGCCTTTATGCAAGCTTGGTCGATGAAGATGGGTGGTGTGGACGTGCCAGACGAGATGTTGTGGGAGATGTCACCGTATCCTATCAGCAAGAGAGGCAAAGAGCTTATTGCACAGAGAGCAGAAGCAGCACAGGCAGCACAGAAACAGGAACAGGAAGACAAAGCTCAAGTCAATCAGTTGCTACAGGCCAAAGCGTTTACGGATATCTCACTTGGCGAAGAGCGGCTTAGCAGAATTAAGTACGATGCCGCGTTGTCAGAAGAGCGACTTGCAGCAGCACAAGAAGAGAGAAGTCGTGCCACATTGAATGAGGTCCGCGCAATCAAAGAGATGGACGAGATCGACATCAACAATGCTGCAAAGACACTTGAGATGATTAGAGGGATCGAGGAAGAACAGAGACTGAAGCAGGCCGACACAGTGGTCCCTCAACCTGCAGTGACAGGCAAGTAAATGCAAGACGGAATAGGGCAGATGGGTTGCGGACAAAACGACATGCGAATTGCAGGTAGTGACTTGCAGCATTACAGACAGCCTAAGTCGCCAAGAGATGAAGAGAAATCCCGGCACGACAAATCTATGGCGCATCAAAAGCATCACATAGAGAAGAGTTACAGTCGGCCTTATGACAGTCAGCATGGTTCTGACACCTACAAATATTAGGAGAGTTTATGAAAGAGCAAAGATGGCCTGGAGATTACCAGACAATTCAACAAGAGTTCGCTTCTGCAAGGACTCAAGAGCAGATGGGTATGGCAGATGTTAACGCAAGCATGGGTAATGACTACCTGGCTATGGGCAACACAAGCAGGTTAGACCAGTACCAGATTGGAGAGCTAGAGCCTAGCTGGACTACACAGTTGGACACTTGCGGCATGCAACCTCATGCTAGGGAATTCTTGGAGCGTGATCTTGTGGCTATGCGAAGCGCACGAAAGTTCAGTCTTGTAGCAGGACAAGTTGTCGAGCATTGCGAGGGCATTCAGTTTGGAGGCACACCATGAGTCAAGCAGGTATGGAGAGTTGGCCTTATGATTACGAAAGATTAAAGGATGTATTTCTTCGATCTGAAATGGTCTGTGATCCTGTGGAGTTTTCGTATCGGCAGCATAGATTGTTAAAAGGTTTAGCTATGTATCTTCTTGAAAGAGACAAACATAAAGAGACTAAAGATGACTGCTAGCATGTTTACAGGTGAGGGCGGCTACCAGAGCGTAGTTGGAGAAAAGATGAAGACGAGACTGCCTGCGCCGATCGCTGCACTGAAACAAGGCTCGAATGGACCTACGATGAGTGACTTGCAGTTTGAGATGGAGAACGAAAGAAAACAGCACGAAGACAGTTACAGATACGCACATGGCTCGCATGCGTCGGATAATGTGCCACTTGGGAATGCTTCGTTTTAGTTATGCAAATGACTCTTTGGAAAGACATCAAGGTAGGTAATTGTCGAAAGTTAAGATGCCATAGAGCCACTAATGGACAAGGTTCTTTAAGAAAAGATGGATATCGAATTTTGTTAAAAAATGGGAAGAGAATTCTAGAGCATACGTATGTGATGTCGAGGTATCTCGGAAGGCCATTAAAACCTGAAGAGACAATACATCACAAGAATGGAATCAGACATGACAATCGCATAGAAAATCTTGAATTGTGGACTAAGAATCATGGAAGTGGCCAGAGAGTTGAAGACAAGATTAAATGGGCTAAAGAATTTTTGGAGTCTTATGGATTTAAAGTCATGTAAAGCTGTTTTATGTGAATACGTACAATCTGGGGATTTATGAGCTATGGGGACTATATCGCAAGGGGGAAACGCCCCAATGAACACGCTGAAACCGGAGCCGGGACAATACAACAGCTACCATCCGAAGTTTCATCCACTTCCGGGAGACTGGGCAAAGCAGCAGCTACTTGGGAACGAATACGGAACAAATACTGCATCACAAATGAAGCATGGATCAAAAGAATCATCCTCAGAAATCCAGAAAGCTTTGGCGGCTGAGAGAGCACAACATGAGTACTGGGAAGAATGGCAAGGTGTAAAGCCAGGAAAAGCAGTCTACGAGAACCCGAGAGAGCTGCAGAATACATTGCTACCGAGTGCGAAATACGGAACAGAAGGTCGCGGTTATGGATAAGATGCTGATGGTTAGAGCTCTTTGTGGCGCGATAAATGAGCTGACTCACACATCGGAAAACGATTACCAGATGATGATGATTCAGTTAAAGGAACAAAAAAAGCTTAAGTTCCGTCAGTACCAAAGACTACCAGGGAACGAGAATCAACTTAGACATATAGACATAACAATAGAGATTTGAGATGAAAAAACCAAACGCGTTAACCAAGGCTCGCAGTGCTCTAAAGAAAGCAGAGCATGTGAAAACCCCGCAGAGCATTAAGCGGAAACTAAAAACAAAAGGAAAATGATCATGAAAGAAAATCCTTCAGGTAATCAAGGTGGATTTGAAAGCATGGAGCACAATAACGAGCGCCAGCCAATGGTTAGTCATCAATCAGAGACTACTCCAAAATCTGTTGCTATGGATTGGCAGTCCGGTGTTTTCGAAATGAAACAAGAAGCTATGGATGAGGCGTATGGACTCGCTGGCAAACGTGGTACTCAAATGGAACTGAATAAAGCACATTCTCAGTTCAGAGAGTATCCTTGGTCGTAGCATGTTAGAGACAACCTTAATAGGACAGAAGCGCAACAGCAATATGCAGGAGATGGGGGAGACACGGGAACCCATGGCTGCAGACTGTTGGACAGACGCACAGAAGCTAGCCGAGAAGTACGCACAAAAACTTCAACGCGACTTCTGGGTATTGTATGCAGCTAAACCTCATGTGAAGCGTCCCAACACGCTAGTTGCTGGCTGGGAAGTGATCGCTAAGAGGCCCCCTGCTGCGATGGTCGGCGTGCTTGTCTTTAAGTGGAACAATGCAGAGAGAAAGTTGGAAGTAGAACCGGATCTGTGCCTGCCATTTGACGTGCCTATCAGTGAAGCTGAGATGTCGAAGAGCAGCAAGGATGTCGTTGCTACTGTCGGAGAAGCTGCTAAGAAGTCAGGATCGATACTCTTAGCCTAAAAAATTTTGCTTCTAGTGACAAGTATTTATTTGAATGGGCGTGAAACTGGTCTGTCGCCGAGACAAAAAGGAAATGAATGAGTGAACTAGATATGTCAGCACCAGGAAGTGAACTGTTTCCTGAAGCTGCCCCAATGAATAACAGCTACATGGACGCGCCGCAGGGTGATCCATTGAACATGGGCGTAACACAACCTGATGTCGCCAGTCAGGGATTGCCAGAGGTTGCAGAATCTGCACAGCAGATGAACTTCAAGGCATTGCGTGATGAGATTTCCAAGATGCAGGGCGAGAGGGACTATTGGAGAGGCCAAGCTGATGCCTATGCCAAGATACCTACTCGTCAACCAGAATCAGCGCCGGTTCCAGATGCCTTAAGTGCATTGGACTTAGAGGACTCGCGCGACGTGAAAAAGGCCTTTGACGCTATTAGGCAGGAGAACGTTCACCTCCGGGAAGAGATAAAGGACGCTCTCACTGCCATAGAGACAAAAGCTCAGCGTCAGGACTGGAACTCAATGGTTACTCGTCATGTACCGGAACTTACAAGTAAAAACCCGATATTTGCTGAGATGATCCAAAAAGCTTCGAATCCCTATGAGGCAGCATACTTGTTAGCAGAATTGAACGCAAAAGCTTCAACTCCTCCAGTGGTCCAACAGCCACAGAATGGACAGCGGGCTATTGCGAATGCTCAGAAACCTCAGACGCTTGCGAGTGTCGGTGGTCAAGGGCAGCTCAGTGCGGCTGACTATTATGCGTCAATGTCTGATGAGGACTTTATGAAGATTGCAGGGAGAAATCTGGCGAATGTCTAACCGATAAAGGTTGAGATATGCCAATTACAACAACTTCACAAGTGCCTCCAGAGGTTCGGACATACTTTGACCGTCTTCTGTTGACTCTTGCGCGCCCGTATTACATTTACGATTTGTTTGCGCAGAAGAGGACCATCCCGCTGAATTCCGGCGACCAGATGATCTTCCGTCGATACAGTACTTTAAGTGCTGCTACCGTGCCTATCACTGATGGTACAACTCCTCCTGGCGATGCCTTGAGTGTTACTGACTTCTCGACCCAGATTAAATGGTACGGCAACTTTGTCGTTATCACTGATCAGGTTCAGTTTACAGTACAAGATCGTGTTCTGAATGAGGCTACAAGGGTACTTTCACTCCAATTAGGATTGACCCTGGATACGCTAATTCGCAATATGATGGTCGCAACTGCAAGTTCTATTTCTTGTGTAAACGGAGATAATGGCGGAACCCCTACAAACATAACTACAGCAGACATTAAAGTTGCAGTACGTGCTCTTCGTTTGGGTAACGCTCGCTTGATGACCAAGCCTATCGCTGGTGAAAATCGCTTTGCGACATCCCCTGTGAGAAGCTCTTACTGGGGCTTCATGGACGTAAACCTCCAAGTCGACCTAGAAGCTTGCGCAGACTTCCTTTCTTCAGCTAACTATCCAAATCCAATGGACGCGTTAGAAGCAGAATGGGGCTCTACCAACAACGTAAGATGGCTTTTGAGCACTAACGGATACGCAACTTCGGATGCAACTCCTGTGTACAACAACATCATCTTAGGTCAAGAAGCCTACGGTGTAGTGAAACTTGGCTCTAAAGAAGCTGAGTTCATCGTGAAGCCACTTGGTTCTAGCGGCACTTCAGACCCACTTAACCAACGCGGTTCAGTAGGTTACAAGTATCCGTTTGCAACTCGTCTCCTGAACGATAACTGGTTGACACGCCTGTTAGCCACACAGAAAAACTAAGGAGGGCATCATGAGTCAATATAGAACGGGTACTTTTGTTAGCGCTGGAACTGCTGTAACACTCCCATTAGGATTCATTCCGGATCATATTGCAGTTTATAACTACAGTTCATGGGGCACTAATTCTAAAACCTTGAAAGCTGAATGGTTCAGAGGAATGCCTGCAGCTTCAGCATTGTTAACTATCAGAGGGACTACAGACCTCAGTTCAACATTGCAAGCATCAAACGGTTTCACTTCTGTGTCACTGGGAGCTGATTGGTACAACACTCAGTACACCATTACTGGCGTGACCAAAACTAACCCAGGTGTTGTGACAGTAACTTCTCTTTCTCCAACTAATACTCTTACGTTGGTCAATGGGATGATCGTCACAATCTCTGGCGTTGTTGGTATGACACAGTTGAATACTAATCGTTACGTTGTTTCAGGAATCACAGGTTCTACATTCACATTGTATGACCTGCAAGGCAATCCTGTTGACACATCTGCATTTGGTACTTACGTATCTGGCGGTATTGTCAATCAGATTTCTTATCCTGCGACTGCTCCAACGATCAGTGCAACTACTGGTCAGATTACTGCACAAGGTAATCCTCCAGGCAATCAGTACGATATTGGTTATCAAGGAATCATCATCGGAACTGCTGCTGTGGGTGAAAACACTAACGTCATGTATTGGGAAGCATTCTCTCAAACACCGACTGGCTGGTAAAACAGTGGAGGGAGGGGCAACCCTCTCTCCTTATTTAAGGAACAGATGACAGCATTAGTAGGATTCCCTTTAGGAACGATCTACAACATCACAGGGATTACAAACGCAAATCCTGGAGTTGTAACACTTTCTACTGTCGCGGATGCTAACTCATTTGCTGTGGCGAATGGACAAACAGTGACGATCTCTAAAGTCTTTGGAATGCATCAAATTAACGATGCTCGATGTGTGATTGGTAACTTTGATGTTGATGCCAAGACATTCCAGATGAACACGATCGACGGACAACCTTTTGATACCTCACAAGGGTATTCAAACTATCTCTCTGGCGGACAGATAAACATAATATCGTATGCACCTCCCGCTGGACAGCCCCCTGGACTAATGTACAACAACCAATAGAGGTAATGATGCCTAGACCTGTAAGAGAAAAAAAGATACCAGTTGAAGAGTTGCAAGAGAACTACTTGGCTGGACCTGCTGACGAACCACTTGAAAAAGTGCGTAAAGAACTGAAAGAAGACGAAATCGTGGTGATGCAGAACGTGCCAAAGCATGAGCGTGTTGTGTTCCGTAACCAGCGTGATCCAGGCTATCCACTTGAGTTTCACCATGCAAGCAAGACGCATCCATTTAAGCAGTACAAGTTGATCGATGGACACACTTATGACTTGCCACTTGAAGTCATCCGTAGTCTTGAAGGTTGCCGCGAGAACATCCACAAGTATCGCAGAAACAATGAAGGCATTCCTGAGATCTACATTGCAGGGTACAAAACGCACTTTGTATGTGAAAGGGCTGCATAATGACGATTCCAAATTATCCCATAACAGGTACTACGGGATCTTGGAATTCAACGGCAGGGTGGAACTTCAACGCCATCCTGTCTGAGTTTCGAAATATCGCTGGTATTCCTGATGCTTCAATGTACTCGGATGCACAGTGCACGACACTCATTAACTATTACTATCAGTACGTGTTGCCTAAAGAGTTGAAGATATTCTGGGGCTACACGAAATACACATTCTTTACTCAGGAAGGCTTAGCTACATACTTAGCACCTGCAGGATTTCAGACGGTAAACCCAGACGTTTATGCTGATGGCTTTGGCATAGAGTGGTACATTGATCCTGATACTTTTTATCAAGACTATCCTAAGCAGTTAAACAAACAGAGTTTTGCTACGGGAGCGTTTCCACTTAACTCCTTTGGCACGACATTAACTAATTTCCCTATATTACCCGGGAGCGTGTATGTCACCGACGGAACTCAAGTTGTGCAAGACGTGCCCTCATATCCCTTCACGGGGACCGGCACCTTCACTCAAGTCTCTCCTCTTAGTTCTACTGGGACTGTATCTGGTACAATTACTTATGCAACAGGGACTATAGCTGGCTTAGCTTTCTTAACAGCTCCAATTACAGGGGCATCGATTCAAGCTTCCTTTGAGACGTACAATCCTAATCGACCTCAAGGGATACTGTTCTTCCCACAGACACCAGTACTTACGGCAACACAAACTGCTTTGAATGCAGTTAACATGTTCGAGCTGCGTCCTGTGCCTGATCAGGTGTATCAGATTCAGATGCAGGGCATAAAGATTCCTGCGCCATTCTTGAACTATACTGATGTGCCTTTTCGTCCAGACTTAGGACCGCTAATCGCTTTAGGGGCTGCACTCCATCGCTTTAAGTTGTTCAACCAGATGGACCAATACAATCAAATCATGCCGGAATACTTGCGCTTCAAGGATATCTGCATGCAAGACACTTACGAAGAAATGCTTTACGAAAGATCTATATCTAAGTTTTAGGAGTTACTATGGTCTATACATCAAATGTTCCGCAGGCATCTCAGGCTATAGCGACGACTCAGCCTATCATTCAAGCTAACTTCGGTTTCCTTGCAGCAAGCATAGGTCAAGAGCACAACTTTAATGCGTCAGGAACTGGAACAGACACTTACCATAAGTTTTGTTCTATGTCTAATAGGAGTGGCGGCGATCCTGTAGCTCTTCCTGCAGGCACAAACGGACAGTTCTATGTAGTTAATAGCACAGCTAAGTTCTACAACACGACGCAGGTAGGCGGCAATCTTCTTGGTGCTGTGAACATGCAGATTAACTTCAGTGGTGGTGGTACGGCTGGAAATTTAGCTGGTGGCGGAGGTTCGGGAAACTTAATTAACGGAAGTTTCAATGTTAATACAGCAACCTCCACAAAGGATTCTACAGGCGTATATACAATTAGATTTACCAATACTTTACCAAGTGTAACTGGAGCGGTTTTGATTACTGGAATGAGAAAAACTAACACAAGTGCAACAGAATGTTTTGGTTTTATTCGAGGAGGCTCTGCGATTGCAGATAGTTTTACAACATCTCTGATAACAGTAGCCTTTCAAACTAGTAATGGAAATCCTGTAGACGTAATTATGGGCTCTGTAATCATATTTGGATGTTAAATGACAGGCTATCAAGGGTATCCGATTGCTAACTTCCGAACTGGATTCAATGAGGCGCTAGAACCTTGGCTGCTCCCTCGTGATGCTTTTCAGTCTTTGATCAATGCGCACTTGTATCGTGGCGTACTTGAGAAGATTCAAGGCTACAATCCTTATGCTAAAATGACTTACAGGCATCAACAAGCCCCAGTCGCCCAGCCTCCCGATGGGGTTAGAGTTACCTTTACAGGTACGTTAAGTCCTGTGCCTATTAGTTCGAACATTACTGCATATGGGACTATCGTTCCAGGTGTTTCTGCTGAAATATTTAGTTATTCTGGGGATGCTTCTGCCACTGTGATCAACTTAACAGGTTCTGCTAATGGAACTGGTACAGTAAACATTGTGACAGGCGCTTATTCAATTACTTTTAATACTCCTCCTCCTGCTGGGACATATAGCTGCGTGTATATCTCATGGGACAGCGCAACAGGACAGACGCCTGGTACTGGCACTGCGATCATGGGCATCAAGCCTTATTACGCAGAGAATGGCTCGCAAGAGATCCTTGTGTTCAATCAGAAAAGAGTTGGAAAAGTTGTCACTAATAACGGGATGCTTGCCGATGCTTTAGATGCTGACTATGTGGTAAGCGAGATCCCGCATGCATACTATGAATCGCAAACGGACGTACTTAATGGAACAGTTGGCCCTTTCGCGGGGACTTTAGCTACAGCCCCTTTTGAGAGAAACACGGTAACATTCTTTCAGTTCACGGTAGCAGGTGCTCCAGTAAATATTGTTTCGAACGGCCTCTTCGTAGGTCAGAACGTAACAGACAACGGCTTTGGCGGACTGCAAGGCCCTGACACTTTACTTTCTGCAGGACTTATTAACTACGTGACTGGCGCGTACACAATGACGTTCACGGTAGCCCCTCCGAACAATAACTATTTGGATGCGACTGTAGGTGTATACGGTGACTTGTTTAATGGCTCGATCTCTAACTTCTTCTCGTTGGTTAACTTCCAGTTCAAAGCATTCTTTTGTAATGGACTAGACAAGATATTCTACTATGACGGAAACACGATTCAGTACTTGCCTGCGAACTTGGAAACTAAAGTCGTCACTGCTGTAGCTGGTGTACCTCCTTATGACATATCCTCTACGTTGCACATCACAGCAGACAGATTCAGACTGATACTTCTATCTCCTACAGTTGAGAACGTTCCCAGGCCAGACGTTGCTTATTGGTCTGTAGTTTTGAACTCATTAGACTTCACGAATGACGAGCAAGTCTATGCTTCCACAAGTCAACCGATACGCACATTCAGTTTCATCAACTCAGACATTGTAGTTCGCTTCTCTAATTCAGAACGAGTCTTGCGGTACACAGGGGACGAGAACCAGCCATTTCGTTGGGACAAGACAAACAATGCATGGCAGTGCGACGCTCCATACACAGCACTTAACTACGACACATACTATACAAGCGTAGGAAAGCCTGGGATAGTCGGATCAGACGGCGTGAATGTCAAGCGTGTCGATGAGATCATACCGGACTTCACAGATCCTTATCGGTTAGTCCAAGAACTTCCAGTGCCATTCATGAACCAGACATCGATACAGCAGTGTTATGGTGAGCGCTTCGATGACATTAAGGAAGGCTGGATCTGCTACAACAGTGCGCCAAATGCTGAGAACAGCGTGACTGCTTCTGATAGCGTGTTGTCATTCAACTACTTAGACAATACCTATGCTGTGTACGAGTTTCCGTTTAGCTGTTTAGGAAGAGGCACTATCTTTCAACAGAACACTTGGGGAGACACTTGGACTCCTTGGGGACAGATGTTGATGGCCTGGGGATCATACCAGATTAACTTTAACTCACTGGTAGACCTTGGCGGCGATCAATACAACTGGGTTTATCAACTGAATATCGGCAACACTCTGACGCTTCCAGGTGATGCTACTACAACGCCTTCACCTGTGTTGTTCAGTGCAATTACGAAGAACTTTAACCCCTACATAGAACAAGGCGAACTTGCACGGCTAGGATATGTCGATCTTTTTGTGTCTGCAAATGGCTTGTCTAAATTGCGTGTGCAGTTTTACTTAAACGATCAGCTTTACATCGACTCAAATGGTGATCCTGCAGGCTACTATCAAGAGACGACGCTGACATTCGAGCCTAAAGACGGTATGAGTCCCACGACAGATCAGACAAAGGTGTGGAAACGAATCTACGTAGGCGCTACAGGTAAGGAACACACGATCAGGTTTTACCAGAATCCGGCAGACTTTACTTCGGAAACGTTGGACCAACCGATATTTATCCATGCGATGGTGCCGTACTTTAAACCTGCAGGAAGGATCTTTAACTAATGCCGAAAGTACAACCTAACTTTAGCTGGCAAAAGTACGAAGGCGAGCAACAAGACCGAGAGAATCAGTTTCAGCATCAACTTCAGCAGGAACACATCACGGTTGCGAATGCGATTAACACGACGATAGACGACTTGAGCTACTTCACGACAGAGCGAGTGACAGGTTTCCTGTGGGTTAACAATGCGCCGATCTACACAAAGACAATCCAAGGCGTGATCGTAGGCACAGCAGACACGGCGTTTCCTACAGGGATCACAGGTTTGGTAACACTGGTGAGTCTCACAGGAACAGCGCAGGACGCAGCAACACTGACTGTTGGTATACCGTTGCCATACTTGGACCCGGGAACGCTTGCGAATGGCGTAGGTATTTACTTGAGTGGTACAGACTTGCACGTGAAGGCAGGAAACAATACTCGCAACAATTACTTCTTCAGTGTGACGCTGAGATATACAAAAAAATGAGGTTAATATGCCTAAGTTAGGTGAAGTTTTATTCGGCAAGAAAGCTAAGACAAAACAAAAGACGACTCTTACTCCGGTACAGGAAGAGCTTATGGGTCTTCTTGGCGAAGGTCTTAAGACAGGCGAAGGGGCTCTTGGTGATATCTTCGGATTTAACGAACAGAACTTCCAAGAGGGAGTTGAGAAGCCTGCACTGAAACATTTTCAAGAGAGTGTTTTGCCAGGGATTCTTGAGAAGTTTGCAGGCAACAACAACATGGGTTCCGGGATTCGTCGTGCCACATTGAAGGCAGGAACCGATCTGCAGTCTAATCTTGCAGGATTGAGGTACCAAGCACAGCAAGATGCTACAAAAAACAAACTGACAGGATTAAATCAGTTGTTAGGAACAAGAGCCTTTGAGAATGTGCACAAACCTGCTAACGAAGGACTTATGCAAGGGGTTTACAAAGGATTCGCGACAGGACTTGGACAAGGAATAGGAAGTTTTGGGGTTCCAAGTTTTGGAGGGGGAGGTGCATCAACTCCACAAGTTCCTAATGCGGCTAATCAAGCAATTTATGCAGCACAAATGGGGTAAATCATGGTTACAGTTCTTCCAGCAGATAAAGGTTACGCAGATATAGGTGAAAGTTTTAGCTCAGGATTAGTCTCGAGTTATCAGAATCGTGCCGACGAAACCGCTATCCAGAAAGCAATCACAGCCTTAGGACCTAATGCAAGCGGCAGACAAGTCCTGGATGTTTTGACTAAAACAAGGACTTACAATCCAGAATCTAAGCAGAAGTTTTTAAGCAACTTCTTGGGTGTAGAGAAAGTCGAAGAGCTAAAGAGACAAGCTACTGCGAATGAAGAAATTGCTCGTCAAAGAAATGAAGCACTAACTGCTAAAGCAAAGTTGAAGCAAGAGATAGGTGATGCAAAGAAAGTCGAAGAAGAAAACAAAGACATTAACGATGCACTAACATTGATTGATCAAGCTAAAAATCTTTCGCATGAACAGAAAGAGAATTTACGAAATAAAGCTAAGAATAAAGAAGTCTCCTTTGTTGCAATCAAGGAAGTCTTGAAAGAAGCTGAACCTTCAAAAGAAGAAATTGGCGCAAAAGAAGAAAAGAAAGCTAAAGAGATAACACAAAAGTCTTTTGATGAACTTGTTAACTTGATTCCAGAGGTGGGTCGTTCAGGAATTCTTACCTCGAAATTAGGTGGGGATACTGCTAAGTCTTTCGCTAAGTTCCAAACATTGACCGGCGCTTTAGAGTCTCATTTAGTTGAGTTAGTTAACCGCGGAACTTTATCCAATACTCGTTTCAAATACATCACTGAACAACTTCTACCTAAACCATCTGATTCACAAAAAGAAATTCAGGGAAAGCTCGAAGGTCTTGCTTTAATGCTTGATTTAGATGCGACAGCTTTAGGAGTAGAGCCTTCCAAAGATTCTAAAGGCAGACCTAGTCTTTCAAGTTTTGAGGTAAAATAAGATGCCAAAATTTGATTACGAAGCAGCTAAAAAGTCAGGGTATTCCGATGAAGAAATAGGTGAATATCTTACAAAAACTCGTCAAGATTTTGATGTGACAAGCGCTTTGAAATCTGGGTACTCACTTGGTGAAGTCGCTGATCACCTTAATCAAATGGAGCCTAAAGAGACCAAAGAAGAAAGATCCTCCTTAGAGAAAGCAGGTAGAGTTGCAGGCCAATATGCATTAGGTGTGGCGGAAGGAACTCCAGTAGGATTAGCTTTTGATATAGGGGTAGGTGCTGCTTCTAAAGGACTAAACCCTTTAATTAAGTCGGAACAAGCTGGCGCAGATATTGAGTTTATTGCAGAAAAGAATGCAGGGAAGCCTTTTGAGGAATGGTCAAAGCCTGATCAAGACTTTTACAATAATGCTGTTAACCAAGTCGATCCAAGAAACCAACAAAATCAACATCCTGATATCTCTATTAGAGGGATAGCTGAAAAAGCTACAGGATTAGATTTGAAACCTGAAGGAATTATTGAGAAGTCAGCTCAATGGGCTGGATTCATTCGTGATCCTCGTAAGATTTTTGAATTAGGTAAGACAGGTATTACTAAGAAAGATGTTCTAAAAGCAATTTCTCCTACAAGCAAGGAAGTCTTAAGAGGAGCAGGAGCAGGTATAGCTCTTCAGGCAGCAGAAGAAGGTGATCTTGGTCCAATAGGAACTCTTGCCGCAGCCGTGATTGGTGATGTTAGCGGAAACATTGCAAAAGCAGGACTTAAAGGCGCAGCTAAGATAATCAAGAATCCTAGAGAAGCTATAGCAGAAGCAGCCTCGAAATTCACTGCAGCAGATAAAAAGAACATACAAAAACAGTTGATTGATGACTTTAGAAAATCTGGTGTTCAGGCAGATATTGGCACGATCACAGATAATAATCTTCTTAAATGGATGCAATCTCGTCTAGCGCAATCAAGTCTTACAGGAAAGCCTTTAGATGAATTGAAAAACACCATGACTAAACAAGTTTTGGATGAATACAAAGCACTTACAGATTCCTTTGGACAAGCTCGCTTTACGTCAGCTTATGAAGCAGGAGAAGCTACTAAGGACTTTATTAAAGATTTAAGAGAAACAGATTTAAAAGAAACTCGTGAACTCTACAAAAAAGCTGATCAATCAATAAAAAAAGATGCTTTTGTGGATTCTAGAGGTATCTCTAAAAAGCTCGAAGAGATTGAGAAGGCTTTGTCACCAGGAAACATTAAATCCTCAGAACAATCTTCAGTGCTTTCTTTAATTGATAAGATGAAAAGGGATATCTCAGACAGCCAAGGAAATCTTCTAAAAGGAAAAGTTAAAGACTTAATGAATGACAAGATTGCCTTGAATGAAATCATTAACTACGAAGTGCAAGGTGGCTCTAAACAATTACTTAAAGGACTTGTTGCTGATATTGATAGAGCTATTATTTCCTACGGAAAAGACAACCCAACATTCGCAAAGAACTACATCCAAGCAAACAAACGCTTCTCTAATCATGCAAAGACATTCAGAAATAAACGTATCTCTAAAATGCTTGGAGAGGGAGATGTCGCCAATCTTATAAACCGTCTTGATTCAGTCCAAGGCATTCGTGAATTAGAAGATATCCTGAAAAAGACTAAAGGTGGTTCTGATTTAATGAACAATCTAAAACGCTTTAAGATCGATGAGATGATTCAAAAGAACTTAGTAGATAGTTCAACAAATCAACTGAAATCAGGAACTTTTTCAAAGCTTTTAGAGAAAGGAAAGAATCGAGAAATCGCTAAAGAACTTCTTCCTAAAGGCTCATATGATCGATTGGTTCGTTTACAGAAAAATGCAGGTCATCTTGCTGAAGCTACACAGAAATTCTTAAATACATCCAAAACTGCTGTGACTGCCGCAGATGGCGCGATTTTAATCAAACTGGTTACAGATCTTGGGGCTATTTTAAATGGTAATCCTTTTCCATTAATGAAGACAGGCTCGGTTCTTTTAGGCTCAAAAAAGATAGCTAATCTAATCGCTGATCCAGACTTCTTAAAACTTACGGAAGACTTCATCTTAGCTTCTCAAAAGAACAACACTCCCATGATCGAACGAATAGGTAAGGATTTACTTAAATATGCCAGAGTTTACGAAGAAGAAGAAAAATAAGATTTGTGCAGCAATTTTTTTTGTCACAAATGTAAAGTAATTATTTGAAACAAGGAGAGAATTTATGGGACTTTTCGCCAATCCATTAGGCCACGCAGGCTATCCACCAGGAGTCACTGGTACGCCTACAACACAGCCTGCAAGTATTAGAGCAGCTACTGCCGCAGAAGCAGCAGCCGGAACATTAGACAACTGTTACATTTCGCCAGCAACAGCACAGTCTGCAACAGCACTTGACTTTGCGTCGCCTCCAGTACTTGGCTTTGGTAGCACGACACCTCGTCCTGTGCATGGTACTGCTATAGATGCCACGACTACTATTACAGCAACTCTTGGAGATATCACTGCTACAAACGGCAACTTCGTAAGCTCTACAGCAGGTAAAGGCTTGTCCTTCAATGCGAACACAGCTACAGGTGCTGCAGCATCTCCTATTGTGATCAATTCACGTGCGGGTCAAGCGATCTTTACGTCAGTAAGTATTGCTGCGGCAGCGGACTTAACTCTGACGATCACCAATTCAGCGATCACTGCTTCTACTACTCAAGTGATCTATTCGATTAGTGGTGCAACTACTGGTTCAGCTTTATCTATCAAGAGCGTGACTAATTCTACTGGTTCTTCAGTGATTGTCGTGACAAATGGTACTGGAGCAACAACTAGCACAGCAAACATCACAGTTAATTTTATCGTTGTGAACTAACGGAGATCAATTATGGCAATAGTCCGATTCGATGCAATTTTAAGTAAGGCCTTCGGTGCGATCACAGCTTCTTATACTAGCATCGGATCGCCTCTTACTAAGAACTGGCGCATGTTCAAGATCACAAACAACACCAACGGGGACATGATGTTCAGTGCTAATGCGAGTACAGACAACATCTTTGTTCCTGCTGGTGGGTTTACTTTGTACGACTGCTCGACTAACGCTACTAATGTTGGCGACACAGACACTTTCGTTATGGGCATAGGTACACAGTTTTCGATTAAGTACACAAGTGCTCCGACTAGCGGGACAGTGTACATCGAAGGCCTTTACGCTACGGGGGTATAATGAGCCATGCAGGAATAGGAAGTCCTGTCGCGGCAAGCGTAATGCTTTTAACTACTTCTCAAACGTTAACAGCAGATCAAATTAGATCTTTGAACGCTTCTCCAGTGACACTGATTCCTGCTGGTGGCCCTAATGTCCAAATCAATGTGTTGGCATTTACATACCTATTTAAGTATGGCGGCACGAATCCTTTTTCTGGCGGTTCAGCAATCAGTGCTTACATAGGGACTGCTGTTTCAGGAGGCTTAAACGTTGCAGGAAATATTTCGACGACTGTGATGAATGGCACATTAGATACCTGTACGTACAAGGTGGCAACAAGCCCTGGTACAGCCTCTGGAACAAACATGACTAATCTGCCTGTAATACTAGGTGCATCCGGTACGGAATACGCTGGAAATGCTGCTAATAACAATACCTTAACAGTCCAAGTTTTGTATTACGTGACACATCTTTCGTGAATAAGATAAACCATTAATTAGAGTAAATCATGAGCCAAGGCGGAATTGCTAACTTAGCACACACAGGCGGCGGAGGATTAATCCAGACGATCAACGGGGACACCGGATCGATAACGGGGAATGTCGTCACTATATATGCCAATAGAGCCGCCAATAATTCAGGTGCTTCAGTATTTTTCACTAATAGCGGCACTGTTTCTACTCTAAATTTAACAGATGGATTCGCAAATACTTTTCTAGGGCAAAACTGCGGTGGACTGCCTGCTAGCCTTCGTGCCGCAAACGTCGGGGTAGGAGTTAGCTGTTTACCTATCATCACAACTGGGGTACAAAATACCTCCGCTGGGTACTTCTCAATGGCTGTATGTACTACAGGAAATTATAATACTTGTTATGGAAATGGGTCTGGCGGAAGCATATCGTCAGGAGCAAATAATATTGCAATTGGTTACAATTGCGGTGCTGGTAGTAAGGGATCGGATAATGTATGTATAGGTGGATTTAATGCTGGAAATTTGACATCAGGAAATGGTAATACCATTTTAGGAGCCTCTTCCGGTAGTCTTCTTACGTCTAGTGAATCTCAAAATATTTTAATAAAATCTGCTGGATCTACTGGAGAATCTAACGCCACTCGTATTGGTACACAAGAGGCTTTGGGTCTTGGAATAAATAAATGCTTTATCGCTGGTATCGTTGGCGTCACAGCCTCGAACGCTCAGCTAGTCACAATCAACTCATCTACAGGTCAGCTAGGTGTTGCAGCAACAGGCCCAATTGTCAACACATGGACAGAAGTCACTGGTGCTACACAGACTCTTGCCGTAGGAAATGGTTATGTTACTAATCGTGGTGGCGGAATTACGTACACGTTGCCTACTACCGCTGCTTTAGGTGATGTCATCAAGATAGTTGGTAAGTCTGGAATTGCAACCATTACACCAAATGCTAACCAACAAATCGTCATCGGTTCTGTCAATGGAACTGTCGGAGTAACGGGAACTGCTGTTGCACTGATCGCAGGGTCATGTATTGCTCTTAGATGTATTACGGCTGGTGCGTCTAGCGTCTACCGTGCGGAAGAATATCCAGGTGGCTGGACATTAAATTAAGGATTATCAATGGCAACAATCGTAAATCCAGCTGACTTATCTCCTACCTTCGGAGTAAACACAGCCTCATGTCTCACGACCATCGCATCGAGTGCTCAGACATGCTTGGCTATCGATAATGCGGTTTCACGTGCTACAACGCCTTTAATCGACCTGTATCATAACGCTGCAACCGTAGCCAACGACTTCGCGTACGAGTTAGACTTCAACGCGCAGAACTCTACACCTGCTAAGAAGACGTTTGCATCCGTTCAGGCTCAAGTATCAGTGAATACAGCTAGCTCTGAGATGGGAACTTATTTGGTCAATACGATCAATGCAGGTTCATCACAGAATAACATTAAGGTAGGAAACAACCTAGGTCAATACAGAGGTACTCAAACCAATACAACGCCACCAGCCGGATTCATTGGGGAGACAATAAGCTCTTTTGTTGGTGCTGGTTCGGCTGTCGCTGTTTCAACCGGAGTAGGGGCGAATGTGACCTCCATTAGTTTAACTCCTGGTGTATGGGATGTTTCTGGACTTTTAATGATAAAAGGTACATTGACTGGAACAGCTATTGATATGAGTCTTTCAACTACCAGTGCAACAGCCGCTACTTTTGGCGATAACAGAACAGCTACTCCAACTATGCCTACTGCACTTTCGGATATTGGGTTAACGATTTCATCTTATCGACAATTACTAAATACAACCACAACAATATATTTAGTAGTTTTTGTTACCTATACTGTAGGAACAGCAACTGCATATGGAAGAATTTCAGCAACACGAGTAGGTTAACATGGCAACGATAGTCAATCCTTGCGATCTATCTCCTACATTTGGAAACACTGCGGTTGCCGCTATTACAACTATTGCATCCAACTCTCAAACATGTTTAGCAATTGATAATGGCGTCGCCCATGGCACGACTTCTTTAATAGATCTCTATCATGATGCAGCGACAGTCGCTAATGACTTTGTCTATGAGATAGATTTCAATGCAAAGAACTCTACTCCCGCCAAAAAGACATATGCCTCTGAGCAAGTGCAAGTAGCGGTAAATACTGCTAGCTCCGAGATGGGAACCTATCTTGTAAACACCTTAAATGCAGGTTCGCTTCAGAACAACATCACTGTAGGAAACAACCTAGGTCAGTATCGCGGAACACAAAAAAACACAACCCCACCCGCTGGTTTTATTGGCCAAACAATCCGTGCCACAGTTGCTATCGCTTCACCAGTTTCTTTAACAACAAATACACCCACCAACATTACATCCATTAGTTTGACTGCCGGTAATTGGAGTGTGTCTTGTATGCTTTTATTTGGAGGAGGTCCAACAGGTACTTATGCATCAGCCTCTATCTCTACAACTACAGGAGCAGAAGGAACCGCAGGAGATAACATGATCACAACCCCGACTATGTCAACTACGATTCGCCAAGGATTAAGCATTCCAAGTTATTATTTAAGTTTGGCATCTACGACAACGGTCTATATGGTCGCGAATATTATCTTTAGTGGAGGTGCGGCAAACGGATTCGGAAGAATATCAGCAACACGTGTAGGTTAACATGCCATTAGCAAAAGGCTCATCGAATAAAGTTATTTCCAAGAACATAAAAACAGAGATAAAAAGCGGAAAACCGCAGAAGCAAGCTGTGGCGATCGCGCTGAGTAAAGCTGGAAAGTCTTAATCGCAACAAGTACATATCCAAATGTAGCCGTTTTCGCCTATTAACTGAGATTTGTAGGCGTCACATTTCTCACACTTGGGAATCTTTAACTCATTACCATCTTGATCATAACACTTTATCTCTCCTTCGCCTATCCATCGAATAGGATAAGAAGTCCCGAACTCTGCTTGAACTTCTCTATCCTTTGGTGGCCTAAAAACAAATTGATCTTCAAAACTCAAAGCGGACTCGGCAAGTTAACAACAGGCGTAATCGTAGGAGTTGCTGTTTGCTCTTCGTCTCCGATTTGATCTGAAGTGCCGTGCGTGTCAATGTTGCTGAAACTGATTGTGCATGCTGACATAATTGCTGCGATGCTCACGAGTGCTACCCAATGTTTTTTCATGTCTTTTCCTTTAGTTTTTTTACTTCTTCTTTAAGTTTATTAATCTCATCCCAAAGTTGCTCGATATGCCTGGTATGATCGCCTTTGATCTTTGTTAAATTTTCAAATGGCATAGGTGTTTCTTTACACGGTTTTCCCCAGTTGACAGAAGTGTAAGATTTATCAAATTCCATCTTTTTCTTTAGTTGGTTTCCATTCTCTGAACTTTTTCAAGAACTCTTCAGGCCTTGTTAATGCTGCTCTTTTGACATCCTCGACATGTGTTTTAAGTAATAGTGCACTGTGAGCCAAGAACATCGCAAGTTTCTTTTGTTCCGGTACAGACATGCCACCAGGATTAAACGTATAATCAAATTCTAGGCACTTTACAGGCTCATAGGCAGCTTGTGCATCAAAATCAGGGTCATCACCGGTTTCAAGGCAAAACGTTTTTAAGAGTGCATATTTGCAGGCATAAGAGATCGCTTTTCCAGGG